CCCGGAAGCGTCAATGAGTATGCATGAATTTTGTAGGGCTCCACGTGGAAATTTACTATTTTCTTTTCCATTGCTGTTGTCGTGTCAAACTGACCAGACTGCGGCACCACACTTGCTCTGATCTTAAAATAATCGAAATAAAAATCCTGTGCCCTTTCAAGAACCTGCTGAGAACCTCCCTTATACTGTGCAATGTTTAATTCATTGCTGGCCTTTGTTTTAAATTGCTCTAATTTCTTATCTGAATATTCTGGGTGTCCTTTCATTATCTCCTCAAGTATTTTTGTAATGGCCATGCCGTTCTTTAATTTCATAAACTCTACAGGCTCGTCTATCACACCATTTATTGTACCCGGGTCCACAACCGTCTGCCTCATGGGTGATTGTTCGAAGTTCTCAAAAGTTAGATTGGCATCCTCTATGTAGGAACGACCAGATTGACCTTGCACGTCTCCTGTTGGTCTTCCAGCAAAAGTTATAGTGTATCGATCGGGCTTTTTCACCTTACCTTGTGATTTCTCGTCCTCGTTCTGCTTGTTTAACAGTTCTTCTAAAGATTTGAAAACATCTGACAGTTTCTTGCTTTTTGCTGTTAATGTTCCGCCAGTTCTGAGGTAATTGAATCTGTTGACATACGCAAACTCATTGTATGGGATCGCTTTCACAGTGTACACGGTGCCCGCGGCTGTCACGTTCATCTGCATGTCAATCAATTTGACAGGTATCAGACGCCTCAAGTTTTTAGCGTCTTTTGTGGAAGCCACGTTGCCAAACTCATCAAATCCTTGAAAGTCTATTGTCAAAAGGAAAGGGGCGTCCAAATGGTCTAGAAATCCATTGTTGATTGCCGCGGCCCTGACCCTTTCAAGCAGAGTTATTCCTGCGGGCTCAACGATCTCCATATCGATCTGGGTGACCGAAGTTAGTCGCCTCTTCTCATTTAGACCTGGAATGCTGTTCATCATTACACTCTTAATGTACAGGTCTCTGTTCCTTCCCAGCACTTTCCTACTCTTGTCTATTGCTCCTTGCAGTCTTTCATTTTTTTCTATTATTTTCTTTGCGTCTGGGTCAAGAGGCCTCTGCGAATTTTCTGTTGGACCAATTCCAGAACTCCTCACAATAATGTCGTGTGTTTTTGAGTTGAGAAGCGTTGTGGTATTTTCCAAATCATCCTGTGACAAACCGCTCAAAGTGAACAGTGCTGTGTAAGATGCAAACTGATGTAGAATGTTTGGATCTGATATATCAATTACTTTTGCTCTAAGGTCCTCTACCTTGTTCAGCGTGGATCTCTCTGTGGTGAGATCGTCTGCTGTTGCATACGTTTTAGTATATTCTGCCGCCATCGGTTAAATTCCTAAGTCTTTGAGTAAGTTCTCTTTCTTAGGTAACTGAACTGTGACTCCTGGTTTGAAATCGTAAATAGGGTCTTCGATTTGATCTGGATTACGTTGTGCAAACACCCACCATAGCCTTGGACTTCCATACAAGTCGTAGGCCAATAAATCAGGCCTATAGGCATATGTTCTCTCAATTATGTAACTTTGGTCATCTTGTTCAGCAGTAATCGTTCTTGGGTTTAACACATCTAAGTAATCTGCAATCTCCCTTGTGTCAAAATATGGTGATGTGTTTGAATACTTGGCCATTAAATGAATCCTATTTCGTTAGTGCCTTTGCCGTTCAGCTCACCATTTACAAATTTCTTCATGGAGAAGTCTCTGACAGAATCTCTGCTGTAGATAGGCGTTACAAGCACTGATATGTTTGATATTGTTGGAGCCCATGTCTGTGATTCACCCCTGGTTATGGCCGCCTCGTCGACTGGGTTGGCGGAATAAAATGTCTCCCCCCGCATATCCTGTTTTGTTGAAATGTAATCTATGTTTTGTCTTAATTCTATATTGAATGAATTTATTATCACTGGTACTTTGTTAAACATGTGGTCACCGTATCCGTAAAGATGTAGTATTGGTGGTGGATTACCTTTGAGTCCGTTCAAACCATCCTCAACGCCGAAGAACATCTTGGTAGCCGTACGCAGAAAATTAACTGTGGCAACCCAATGCTTTGCGTCGTCACTGTTCTGCACCGGAAATTCTCCAATTATGTTTAAAGCATCTATAAAGGAGTTCTGATACGCTTGATGTGGGAAATTGCTATGCACCTGGTCCATGGCATTGTAGGATGCCTGGTGTGCAATCTGCATGGTTGGCGTGAGAGGCCAAAACATTCCCTGTGACGCCGCCAGCGGTTGCATGATCGGATTGTTCTCAAAATCAAAAAATTGTGTCAATGGGCCGTCCGGCACCTGCAGTCGGACACGCCAGTCGGTCTTATCGCTCCTACCAGACCATTTGGCCCTTGCCTGCACTATCCTGCTGTCTGTGGAAATACCAGCACCAGTCAGTCTGGCCAAAGTTCGGTTTAAGGCTCCCCCTGCCACGCTCTTAACTATTTTTCCTACTTCTCCAAATGCCATTATATGGTTGATTTCCTTTGTAAAATTTTGTATACTTTAACTATATTTATAGGCATTATTCTAGGCGCACTTAATTCGCCATACGGCGCGATTCAACAGACCTGTTTGTGGTCATTTTCAACAACATTAAAAGAAAGAATTTATGAAAAGAGTCAAGTACCTGAACAACCGAGATCTGCTACTACAGATACATGCCAGCAAGAACACCTACTGTTCGTACGTGACCAAAGAAGATGCACAGTATGACTTGATCGTATCCAATCTTAAGAAGATCAACGCCAGTGCGGTGGCACAGGCCAGAAAAGCCAAGGCCAAGAGATTGACACAGGAAGCGTGGGAAGAAGCCAAGTTGGCAGGAATGAAGAAGATAAAACTGGCGGACTACACGGTGCGTCCAAGAAAGATAGACAAGACCGACCTGGTGTTCAGAGTCATGATGTTCGATCATGTGCCAATGGATGACGAGAGGAAGAAAAATCCAAAGACAGTGGCTGACCACCACAGCAAGGTCAACTTCCCACCGTTCCAACACTACAGATTCGATACAAAGGGTAAACTGGTATGCGTGGGTAAATCACACTGGGTGGGCGGAATGGACAACGGATATTTCTCAGTGGATCATGGAAAGATGACAAACCAACTGGCAATGATGTACATGAAGTTGTGTGAACGTTATGGCACAAGAGCAAACTGGAGAGGCTACACATACAATGATGAGATGCAGTCGCAGGCACTGATGCAACTGTCACAGATTGGATTGCAGTTCGACGAATCGAAATCGGACAACCCTTTCGCCTACTACACAGCGGCCATAACAAACAGTTTCACAAGGATACTAAACATAGAAAAGAAAAATCAATCCATTCGAGACGACCTGCTGGAGTTAAACAACATGATGCCTAGTTTCACAAGGCAGAACGAAAACACAACAAGTACTCCCTCATACAAGAAAAGAATGAAGACAGCACACGGAGAAGTAAGGACTGTGAACAAAACAGGTATTGCTAAATTGAACAAAAAATTAAGGAAGACAGGAAAGATAGAAGCAGAAGATTTTGAAGAAGTAAATTACAAGAAAGTAGACATGACCAATCACAAACCAATAATTAAAAAGAAATGGTAACGCATGGCATTCTTTAATAAGGTAGCATGTTTCACTGATATACACTTTGGAATGAAGGGCAACAGCCGTGTACACAACGACGACTGTGAGGCTTTCATATATTGGTTCATAGAACAGGCCAAAGCACATGGTTGCGAGACCTGTATATTCTTAGGCGATTGGCACCACCACAGAGCAAGTACAAACGTATCCACGATGAACTACACAGTATCCAACATGGAGAGGCTGGGTAAAGCGTTCGAAAAAGTTTATGTGCTAATGGGCAATCATGATTTGTTTTACAGGGAAAAAAGAGAAATCAACTCCATGGAGTTCATAAGGAATATTCCAAACATCCATCTCGTAAATGACTGGATAGTCGAAGACGATGTTGCACTGATACCGTGGATAGTGGGAGATGAATGGAAAAAAATTGAAAAGATGAAACAACAGTATGTGTTCGGACACTTCGAACTGCCATACTTCAAGATGAACGCCATGGTGGAGATGCCAGATGTGGGCGGCATACAGACTGATCATTTCGCAGGCTGTGGACAGGTGTTCTCAGGACACTTCCACAAAAGACAAATGATGAAAAACGTTACATACATGGGCAACTCCTTCCCACACAACTATGCAGATGCTTGGGACGATGACCGAGGCATGATGGTCATAGAGATGGGAGGCAAACCAAAATTCATCAATTGGCCTGACATGCCAAGATATATTACAATAAAAGTTTCACAACTGCTTGAAGATCCAGAAAAATATTTGAAGCCGAAAATGTATGTGCGGGTCACACTTGACATAAAAATAAGTTATGAAGAAGCAAATTTTGTCAGAGAAACATTTATAGAAAAATATCAATTAAGAGAACTGCAACTGATACCAGAACAAGTGGATAACGCACAACAGCCAACTGTTGAGGTGCAGAAGTTTGATTCTGTGGACCAGATTGTAATAAAACAACTACAAGGGGTAGATTCTGAGACTTACGACAAACACATACTCACAGCAATCTATAATGATCTAGATGTCACGAATTAGTAAAAGAAAATTTTGGGAGGCATTGAAGAAAGAACCAGACAGGTATCACGGTATATTTGACATGTTCAGTAAACCAATCTCACAAAAGGAATGGCTGAAAGGTTACAAAAAATGGGTTGAAGATCACACACTATCATCTTCGTTGGACCAATACGAAATGATAGAAAACATACACAAATTCCGTAGGAAGAAAAGAAAAAAATGTTAACAATAAAAGAACTTACAGTTAAGAATTTCATGAGTGTTGGTAACCAGGTACAGGCAATAAAATTTGCCAACAAAAATCTTGTGCTGGTGATCGGAGAAAACATGGACCTGGGCGGCGACGATGCTGGAGCGAGAAATGGCACAGGAAAGACAACAATCATCAACGCACTGAGTTATGTGTTCTTTGGTGAAGCGTTGACCAACATAAGAAGAGACAACCTCGTAAACAAAACAAACGAAAAAGGAATGGTTGTCAGTGTTAAATTTGTTAAAAACAATATCGAATACACGATCGAGCGAGGGAGAAAGCCACAGATATTCAAATTCTATGCAAACAACATCGAACAAAATGTAGAAAGCAATGAAGCACAAGGTGAAAACAGAGAAACACAGATCGAAATAAACAAACTGATGGGGATGACCCATGCCATGTTTAAAAATATTATTGCACTTAACACATACACACAACCATTTTTATCGACCAAAGCAAACGAACAAAGAGAGATAATAGAACAGTTGCTTGGTATAACTTTACTATCGCAAAAAGCGGACCTTTTAAAGGAAAAACAAAAGGCAACAAAGCAAATGCTGACCGAAGAGAAGTTGAAAATTGACGCCAAAGTTGCGTCAAATGAAAAAATAACAGAGTCGATAGAAAGTTTGAAAATAAGATCGAGTGCCTGGCAAACACAAAAGGAAGAAGATTCCAAAAGTTTTGCAGAAGCCATAGCAGAACTAGAGAAGGTAGACATCAAAACAGAACTTGATGCACACAAACGCCTGCAGAAGCACAATGAAAACTACATCAAACTGTTGAGTCTACAGAAAGAAAAAGCATATCACGAAGATTCTTACACAAAAGCAAAACACACAGTGGACAAGACCGTGTCGGACTTGGAGTACGCCGCACAACAAAAATGTCCTACCTGTGAACAGGAACTAAAGGATGATAAGCATGAACAACTGGTAGGTAAACTGAAAGCAACATTGACCGAGTCAAAAGAATATAGTTCAAAACTTGAAAGTGATCTTGCAAAAATACAACACGATATAGATGCAATAGGTGATCTAGGCAACACACCAGACACGTACTACGATGCAATAGACGAAGCATACAATCACAGAGGATCTTTGAAGGATCTTAAAAGGCAACTTGAACAAAACGAGAAGAAACAAGATCCTTACGCAGAACAGGTCGAAGAACTAACCAAGTCGGCCATACAGAAAATAGACTACACTAAAGTTAACGAACTGGAAGACCTACACAGACATCAGGAGTTTTTGTACAAATTACTTACAGCAAAAGACAGTTTCATAAGAACAAGGATAATAGAACAAAACTTGACGTATCTAAATCAAAGATTAGCGTTCTTCCTGGGCAAAGTAAAACTGCCTCACACAGTAACTTTCCAATCTGACCTAACGGTGCGTATAGAAGAACTTGGCAGGGAACTAGATTTTGATAATTTGAGTAGAGGTGAAAGAAACAGGCTAATCTTGAGTCTTAGTTGGGCATTCAGAGATGTATGGGAAAGTCTTTATCAACAGATCAACTTACTGTTTATTGATGAATTAGTAGACGCCGGTATGGACATATCGGGTGTTGAAAGTTCTATGGCTGTGCTTAAGGATATGAGCAGGACTCAACAGAAAAACATCTTCCTGATATCTCACAAAGATGAATTAGTCAGCAGAGTAAACTCCGTGCTTAAAGTTGTAAAAGAAAATGGTTTTACAAACTATGCTAATGATGTTGAGATAGTGGTATGACGACACTGATAACGGGTGGAGACGGTAATCTAGCAAACAGTTTAAAAAAATATGTAGGTGGAGATTACTACAATAAAGATAGATTAGACCTCACTGATAAAGAATGTGTTGAAAATCTTCCCCAATACGACATACTAATCCATACCGCGAGAGGGAAAAATATTAATAAAAATTTAGAATTATTATATTCAAAAGCAAAAAAAATTTATGTGTTTACAAGTAAACAAGGAACCTTTTTAAATTGGAAAGAACCTAGCAATATAGAATACGGTTTAGAAAAATTAAGTTTAAACTTCATAACCTACAGACACAATCTAGTAAATCATAATGCCCAAATATTCGAGCCAGGACACATGCAAACTGAAGAACAGTATGACAGTATTGCTAAAACATTCAGTGAACTATATATGGATTGGAAATTTGAGAAAAATATGATTTACGATTTGCAACAACATAGGTACATAGGATATTAGGTATATCTTACATACAAACTTGTCCTTCCATCATGCTCGACTTCCTCGACTCCGTGATCGCTATACACGCCATTGTATAAGGCGTAGCCATGGTTGAATTTAAAAGGGAAAGTATACTGAATATTTCCTTGCTTATCGTAAAGCGAGGTACCTTCGTTGTTGTCACTAAGGTATATTTGTATGTGTAATTTGATTCTTTCATCATCTGTGTGTGGTATCAATTTGTAGCCTGCATTGTCGATCCATAAATCTGCTGAACTGAATTGTAATTGTGTGTTGAACTTATTTTCAAGAGCACGTGTGATATTAGTATTCATGAAAAAAACTTTTAACTTTTTCATAAGTTCGTCGTCATAATCTAATCTCTTCCTTGGCCTGTCTTCTTGAAATTGCAATCTAATAAAATTTTTATTTTCCAATGTTGGTAATTTAAATTCTTTACCAAAAAAATCTCGGTATTCTTGGTAAATTGTTCCACGAACTATCTTCAATGGTGAATTTTCTATTGACAAAACCACTTCTTGTGTGCTTAAATTAAACATATGTTAATTAATTATATCGTACGAACAAGGAAGGACGTAAATTATGTCACAAACACATGAACAGATCATGACGGAGATCCAAACTTACTCAGAAGAAAATAGTAAGTTCACGGAGAAGGGTGTTAAGGCTTCTGCTACTAGAGCCAGAAAAGCATTAGCAAACTTATCGAAATTGATCAAAGCAAGAAGAAAAGAAATTCAGGAAGTAAAAAACGCGGCTAAGGCGGCGTAATTAAATTTGAATTGCAATTACAAACCCTCGGCTTTTGCGAGTCGGGGGTTTTTTATATCTTGAGGATTCCTTTACCGTGTACCCTAACTCTTATATGTCCGTTGTAGTAATCGTTAGATTCTAACACCTTACGGGCAAACTGTTCACGTGCCTCCACGTATGACAGTTCCGCCTTGGACTTGCAGTAGAAAAGAATTTCTCTTTTGAATTTGTCCTTACCAAGTCTATTGATATCTATTGTGAGGTCATCACTGGATCCATAGTAGTCCTGCCAATCCGAATTGACCTTGTACCTGCGTTTGTTCTTGCGACCCTTTAACGGAGGTCTAGACCGTTTGAATTTGGCTAATTTCTTACCCACATACATCCTACCGTTGGTTGTATTTGTAATGAGATATACAAATCCAACAACGTCTTCTGGCATGTTGGTAATCTCTTTTCCTTGGTACATCCATTGCATAGCCATATTTAAAGCCAAAAAGATTGACCTAGAAATAAAACTAGTATAAACAAGTGTGATAGGCACACTATATCTTTTAAAATTTCACACAGGCAAACATAGCATCGCAACCAGTGAGCAAGGAAATGCGGCTAACAAGCGACAGGTGAATCCTTTGATGCAAACAGCAAAAATGATGAGGCTACTAGAAAAAGATAGACCTCAGGTTTACCAA